TATAGGACTAGCGGCACAAAATGGAATTCGCACTGAATTAGGTATTCAAGGTGTTAATGGTAATTCAGGTAACATGGATAACATAAATGATTTTATGAAAGATGCCAATTTACTAGGAAATAATATCTATGTATCACCAATGAATAATGATCAACTTTATAATCCCCAAGCCAAACTATCTCAACTTGGTAAAATCACTAGTTCATTTTTCCCAATGATTAAAATTGCACAATAAAGTAATGGAGAAATATAAGAAAAATTAAAAATAAGAAAATGGGTAATAGATAATGTGATAGTGAGATAATGGGAGAGGGGGTTTGTTATATTAAGTTCAACGCACCGGGGTTTCAGCACTTAGAATATAGATAGTATTTTCGGTAACAATGATATAGCTAGAATCCGATTTGTATGTATTGATAATAGGAGATGTGTGTTCATCCTCACTCTTGAAGATAATGCGGTCTTCACCATCATTTACAATACTGATTTTCCCCTTGAGAGAATCAATATAGAAATAAAAGCAAATAGGCTTCTTTGTTTTCAGGGAAAGCTTTGTTGCCTGTTGAAGAGTCTTATCAGAAGGTAGAACCAACTGTTGAGATGCGGGGGTTTGTTGCTGTCCTTGAGGTTGGGTAGGTTGAGACATTTTATAAAAGAATTAAGAATATTCTAATCCTAGAAACAACAAATATTTACAATTTTATTTGTTTTTTATTTATTAATTTTAACGAATTATTTTAGGATTCCTGGATTCCTGGATTCCTGGATTCCTAGCTTGCTGTCTAGCTAGCTAGATTCTAATTGGAACCTACAACTGCTAGTTGAGGATTTGCACCTCCCACACCTTTATCAAATCCATTTGGCAATCCTTGAATATTAAGAACACGTGGAAATGCTTGGACTGATGCATTCTGATCTGCACCTGGTTCTTGATTGGTTTGGATTTGATTCATATTTTCATCAGTTACGAAAAACTTATTGTGTCCTAGATAGTTCTTTTCAACTAGATTTGCAGTGATGGTACGATAAGCAGGATCTTCATAGAAATCAAACTCTGCAATCATAGTATCCTTGGGATCTGGGGTACGTTGTAGTGCATGTTTATTGATTTCATTATATACTAGAGTATCGTTGACTAAGATGGCCTTATCAGGAACACCATCCATGACCACTGTTTGCTTGGTTAGTACTTTGGCATCGGTAGGGAGTTGCTGTAATTTTGCATAGGTAGAGTCTAGAAGGGCTGATGCTACAAAGGGTTTTTCAATAATGCTAGGTGCAGTTGCTTTGATTAATCCTCGTTTGGCATTACGTGCGTGAAGCTCTTGAATTGTAATAATTATAAGAGTGGTTAGTGCAACAGCATAAACGGGGTCAAAGCACGCAGAATAGGCAATTAGGAGAGCATAGATTATCTTAACAATTGGATAATTTAAAAGATTAACATAATAATCTTCCATATCACTAATAAAAATAATACGTATTACTGTAAAAATAAGGAACCCATACTTTACAAATGGATTGTCAAAAAACGCTAAGAACTTAGAATTTACCTTTTCTACTGTTTTCATATTTTGATTTATATTTAGATTATCCATTTAACTATCTAGCAATGTGCTTTTATTATTATATAATTATATTTTTTAATTATATTTTTTATGATGCTAGAAAACAATAACTAAAACTTAAAAATTGATTATTGGACTATAAAAATATCTTTCACATTTCAAATAAATAAAATATATTAAATACAATATTAATTAGTATTTCTGAAGAAATAACTAGCACGACTAGCACGACTAGAATGACTGAAGGAAAAATAAAAACATCAATATCATCACAAGGATATGCTATTTATAAATCCCAAATTACCACTGCCGAATTGGAATCCATTAAACAAGAACTTAGTATTACTCCTTTTAAAGTTCCTGGGTATGGTAGCGATGAAGACCTAGAGCCATACACATTATTCAAAGAGAACGCTGATAAAATCTATGTTCCATTTCATTATGGATTTGCGCGTTATGGTACCCCTGATCGTAGTAAACTAGCAGAGCCGGAGCCGATAGGCATAGCATTTTCTGCAGAGAGGAAGATGCGACCCTATCAAGATGAAATCATTACAAAATATATCCGTGCAGCTAGAGAGCGCGGTGGTGGTATTATATCAGTAGGATGTGGTCGTGGTAAAACTGTTATGGCACTTAAGATAGCAGAACTATTGGGTGTTAAGACTCTTATTCTAGTACATAAGGAATTTCTAATGAATCAATGGATTGAACGTATCCGGGAATATTTACCAGCTGCTAGAGTTGGAACAATCCAAGGCAAAGTTCTAGATATCCATCGCAAGGATATTGTTTTAGCTATGATTCAATCCCTTAGCGACCCGCGGAAAGATAAAGATTATCCTGCCGATATATTTCAAGGGTTCGGATTAGTAATTGCAGATGAATGCCATCACCTAGCAGCACGGCAATTTTGTCGTTCTCTAGCAAAGTATCCCATCAAGTATACACTAGGGCTTAGTGCTACACCTAATCGTGCTGATAATTTACAACGGGTATTTAAACATTATCTAGGTGAAATAGTTTATAAAGATGCTGACATTATAAAATCTGCAGAAGATATGGCACTAGACCATATTCCCGATTCAATGGTAGAGATATACATATATCGTCATAATGACCCTAAATATTGCAAAGAAGCTTTGAATTTCAAAGGCAAACCGAATGTAGTCATTATGAAATCTAATATTGCTGAGTGTGAGAGACGAACCCGATTTCTTCTATCTTTCCTTCCCCGATTAATTAGTGAAGGTCGTAATGTTCTATTGCTAAGTTGTCGTCGAGAACATATCTTTCAGATGGAGAGATGGATTAATGAGATGAATATACCAGATTGCAGTGTTGGCTTGTATCTAGGAGGTATGAAACAAGAAGACCTAGATATTAGTGCTACCAAGCGTGTGGTAATTGCTACATATAATATGGCCGAAGAAGCTTTTGATTGCAAAGCCTTAAATACTCTCATCTATGCCACTCCACATAATAATATAGAACAAGCAGTAGGGCGAGTTTTACGAGAAGAAAAACGCAAAAGGCAAGTGATACCATTGATTATTGATTTACAGGATACATTTTCTAGCTTTGATAAATGGAATCGCATTAGGGAAAAATATTATAAGTCGAAAGGATATCCTATGAAAGTATTTGAAGTGAATGACCCATGTAAGAAAACACTACAACCCACGATCCCGGATCCTGTAATTAAATTTATCAAGGACATTGACCCAAAGACTAAAACAACTAGAACCGGAGGCGGTGCTTGTGCTAAAGATTCTACGAAAATAGGACAAAAAAATAAGTCTAGTATGGCGGAAGATGACAACGCCAACGATAGTCAAGAAGACGAGATTGAACTCGACTTCTAGTTTAGTTGTGTAAATGTTCTAAAATTAATTTTCAGGCAACAATACGCAGTTTTTAACAGAGATAGTTGCAACCTTACAATTCTTGTTGCAAGTATTGCAATACTTCATTGAATATTTAGTACACTCTGACTTACACTTAGACTCTTTTTCACTAGAATCAATAGGTTCTGCATAAGCAGATGTCTCCTGCGTTTCAGAAACGCCAAGTGTATTAGTTGCATCATATTTAACAGGAGGCACCAATACACTAGATGCATCAAGAGCCTTGAACTTCGTTGACGCAATGGGTGCCATAGGTGGGGTGGATGGCTCGCGGCCAGTAGAATGCACTGAATCACCAGCCGAAACAGGTTCCCACATCGTGTTTTCAGAAAAATATATTACTTTCACAAATAAATATTTTCATTTTTTTTTCTATTTTTCTCTATTTTATCTATTTTCATTGTTTTTAACTATTTTTAACTACATCAAACAACTAATAACGAATGCAACCATAAACCCGAGGAACATTCCAGTAATATTACTAACAAAGATTACAAAACTATTTTTTCCATATTCTAGATATTTACTATCTGTAGTATTCATACTTTCTATATCATTATTACTTATATATTCTAATGAACTTGAATTATTAATTAAGTTAAAACAATGCATCCCCCAGAAGAGCCCCGCATTACACAACGGTGGAACAATTGATATTGCGAAAATTAGCCCAATCAATGCAATAATACTAGTTTTCATAATAGCAAAATATATACCAACGCCAGCAACTGCTGACATTACCAACTCTAGCCAGATGTTTTCAAATTTGAAATGTGCCCGGGAAAGCATTTCATTAGCTGGTTTCTCTCTCCAATGTGTCATCTTGTTTGCAAATCCAATTATGCCACTAACTGCTAGACAAAGACCCATGAATATAAGACATCTAGTGGAAGATTGTATTATATCTGTGCTAGAACCCGCAATTATCATAATGCATAAGGAAATAAAAGGAATAATTGCAAGACCTATTATCTTACTAGCTATAACACTTTGATAATTATCAGTAAGTAGGGCAATTGAGGAAATAATACTAGCAATTATGATTAATGCAATGTTAGCATAATTGAATTTATGGACGTTAATATTTAACGTGGCAAATTGTTTTTGGATACAATTTTTCAAGTCAGGCATTTCCTTTATTTAGTATTGATTATTGATTTAACATCTAGAATATATGTATAATTTTTTATTGTAACTAGTAAACTCCAATGCAAACTCCAATATAAAATCCAATATAAAATAAAATGCGTATGCTAGAATAACTGAAAGAAATAACTTACACGAAAAAATGGATGCATATCTAGAAGGTAGTGATTCAATAGTCTCTAGCGGAGATGATAATACAACACCTCATATTGCATTTCAACTCAATCGTTTCAATCCTGGCGAGCCATTTGCGAATAAACACGTTCCTGAGAATGCTTTATTTGCCAGCCGTGAGTTCTTAGATAAAATGCGGAGCTTATATAGGGCAAATCTAGATATACCGGTGTTGATTACTGGATTACCGGGGTGTGGAAAACTTACGGCGTTGCTAGGTATGATACCCTTATGCGGAGCATATGTCCCTAGTATCCTAGACCGCGGAGATTCAAAGTTAGTTAATAATTTGATTTATTTGAAAAGTCTAGATGAGCATAATTTTCCTAAGATATTGATTTACGAGAATCTATATGTATGTAATATCGCATTACTGACAAATAATACGGAAATAATGACTTATCTAGAACAAATATACAAGCTCGCGCGTTCCCGAAGTATTGATGCATCCCGAAAGATTTTTGTAATCTGTCATATTGAATTATGTACTCATGAACAACAACGCTATATAACATTCATGCTAGATAAAATTAATTCTACAACATCATATATTCTAACTACTATTCACAATAATAAAATAGATAAAAAGATACGAACATTTTGTGCTAACTTAAGATTTGAATATCCTAGTGAATTGGAATTTGCAGAGATATTCAAATGCAATTACAGCGCAATATTCGAAAAGAAATATATTACCAGCTACTATATGAAAAAATATTGGGAAATATACAGGAGTAATAAATGGAATATAGGTCGCACAGTTGCCCAAATTAAATGGCTTCTTAGTTGCCAGGATATATCTCTAGAGCGATTGAAGTTGGATGACAATAGTGGCGCCTTGCTAGATAATATTGTCGCTAATTTCATTAAAAAGAAAATGAAGCTAGGTGTGCTAGAAGGTGCTATGGAAATTAGACGGTTTGTATATACATTGCTTTCAATTAATATAGATGTTGTTGAATTTGTTCAATGTTTGGTTCGACATTTACTAACTAGCAGGATTAGCGCAACATCTAAGCACAAAATTATAGAAAAAGCAGGAGCATTTAGTGCTTCCTTACCAAAAATAAATAAGGAATTAATTGCGCTAGAGACATTTTTATATGAGGTTATATATGTTGTTTATAGTGGGGGTGAAGATATTTAACTAATGTCAAAGAGATATGCTTTTTATAATGTTTTTGTTAAAACATAAAAATGGATAAAAATCTTGTATTAGTATAGATTATCATACAATACATAAATCATATGCCTTCTAGAAACAATCGAAAAAAGAGTAGTAATCGCAGCCGCCAGCGAAAATCACATAAAAAAACATATAGAAAAACACAAAATAAAAAACATAAATCACATACACGAAAACAATCACGCAAAAGCCAACGTGGTGGTAGCAATGGTTGTTCTATGGCAACAGTTCAGGAACCCGGATTTTCTATTCCTGCCATTGGCGATGTTCCAGGATTTAGTCTATCAGATTCCAAAGGTGCAATTCATCGACCTAATTGCAAGACTGATAGCTATCAAGCAATGACACCTTAATCAAACACCAGAGTTGTTGGTAGATTATGGATGGAAAGCGACTTGGATGCGGATTGAGAAATTTCCTTACGCTTTTTACGGGTTCCGGGCGCCTTTTTAGTCTTAATACCCTTTTCTGTGGTAACAAGAATTGAACCATCTTGTGGCTTATTTTTCCTTGTTCCTACAATACCAGAACCCATACCCACACTATGTTCTTCAATACCAATGGAACCATCATCATCTGCGGGCACAGTTGCTCCTGCAGCGCTAGAAGCTTTTGCAATTTTGGTTCCTGATTTTTTAATATTTTCACATCTCAGATTCATATCATCTTCTATCTCCTTCATATGTTTCTTCACATAATCAACTATATTATTCTCCAAAGCCCATTTGAAAAAATTCAACTGTCCTACTGTAGTAATAAAATATTTATTTTCTTCATAATAGAAACGGATACGATTCCGCCGACAAAATGGATCAAAATTCCGCTTAGAATACGCTTTTAATTGTCCTTTGTAATTAGTATGTACTATGATGAAATTATCAAATGACTTGCGTTGTGCTTCAGACATCCCGGGAACGGGTGGACGGAAATCCATTACATTATACATCACATTATACTTTTTGCAGTAATTTGTGACAAACCAATCTACAAGTCGGAGTGAAATTCCCTCACCTTTCAAAATAGTGATTAGCTTATTAAGTAGACGCCTGTTAGAAAAATATTTTGTAATAGGAATTATTAAAAGTGCCTGTTTGCTACTAATACTTTTGCAGGATTTAATGGTGATATTAACTTTATCACCTTCTAATCCCGCTGAAGAGGTAATGGAACTAGAACTAGGTGGAAGACATTCTGGCTTGGCATCATCTTTGCAAACATCAGTATCTACAGATATGCTAGCGATTGCATTGCTAGTGTTAAGAATATCATTAAGACTCATTTTCTAGATTCTGATAATTTTAGTAGAATGAATTAAACATTCAGTTCTCGTTTTCAATATGCTAGATTAGATTCTATGTAAAGAGATTATAAGTTTGCTTTATATATTCTAAATTTTATATTTGTTAAATATTGTTTTATATTCTTGTATCTAGATGTATGTATCCACCAGATGTATCTAGATGTATCTAGATGTATGTAATTATTTTATGTGAAAGTAATTAGAAAAAATCTTACAGCAATGTTTGCAACTAGAAGATTCACAACAATAAGATTCACGTGATTTTCATAAGTTCATTAGCCTTTTTAAAGATATAAGAATATGTATCCCGTGTTTCTTCAGTAATTGTAAATTTTTGTTCATCAAACTGATGAATACATATATCTTGGCGATATTTATTATTTATGTTAACTCCTGCAAAGAAGACATCTTCGAAAAGAATGGTGATTATTGGTCGCCCCTGTTCGTCAATTAAGAATAGTGCGGGAATAAGCATTCTTTTATTAGTTCTACTTAGAATTGTAATAGGACGGACATTTCCATTTAACCCATACGCTGAAATGGGCATAGACTCTAATAAGTTTTTAGGATAATTAAAGCGTGCGAGATCAGATGGAAGAGGTAGTTGAACCCTAATAAACATTAGATCTTTTCTGATAGGCTTACGGCGACTGCGACCACGATCACGACCACAAAAATCATCACGGGCTGGGGATGATGTCTTATCCATGACAAGTGGGAAATAGTTATTATGTAACTAGTACATAAAATATCAATTTTTTTTTTTATTATTCATTATTCGACAAAAATGACTATTTTATTAGAATATTTGCGAATGATATTTGCGAATGATATTTGCTATTGAACTTTTATATTTTTTAATAATAGAAACTTCTAGATATAAATATTATCAAAAAGAAATGGAAAAACTACAAAATATTCGAAATAGTATCTCTAGCGGTATAACTACATCCGCCGCCAAATCAATCCGTAAATATTCAACTGGCAAAATCCTACTAGGTTTAGCAACTCTTCTTACAGTAGCAGCAGTCTTATGGTGGATATATACGTGGTGGCGTGCTGGGGGGAATTTAAAAGATGTGCCTAGTATGAAACGACCATTCTTGAATATGTGGGGTGTGCGGAAAGATGGTTCTGAATTCCTAGTGAATATAGTCTTTATCACCCATCCATTTACCCGTGATGAATGTATAGTTCAATATAATGAGGCAAAGGCTAAGGGTTGTCATTTTCTAGGTTTAAGTAGTTATAGTGAATTTCCCGGGCCGGTTAGCAATCCTCACGATATATTACACGACACTAAAAACAAAGCGTGGACCGATTATAATTATTTTGAACTAACCCGTGGTTGGCTTTCTTGCTTCAGTGAGGAAAATAACAAGAAATGGATAAAACAGGGATTTCCACTGGCAAATATTGCCGAAAGTGATTTTGCAAATTACGAACAACATAAACCGGATCCAGCCGTGAAAAAGGAATATGATTTTATTTATATTTGTTTAAAGGATGGAGAACCAATCGAAGAGAATGGGCGAAAAGATTGCCCAAACGGGTGGCAATCGGAAATAAGGGCTTGGTCCACAGTAAAAAAGCTATTAGATATTATGTGTGATAAATATCATCTAAAAGGGCTTTTAATTGGTAGGATTGGATGTCAAATACCAAAACAATGTCATCAATTAATGGAATTAACAGATTTTATGGAATATCATACATTTATAAAACAATTTAATAGATGCAAATTTATATTAACAGCATCTTTTCAAGATGCATCACCACGAACTGCAACAGAGGCAATGTGTTTTAATTTACCAATATTAATGAATAAAAACATTCTAGGTGGATGGCAATATATGAATGAAAAAACTGGTTCTTTTTATGACCC